TCATCATAGTAAACTTTCTTAAAGGCAGAGCCGCTAAGAGGGAGATAAAAAAGTAACTGATCGAACTCGGGTTCATACTCTTTCATCACATTCATGAGTTGATAGTTCATGAAATTTTTTACTCTTGTCGACTGTTCTTCTTTTTGTTTATTTACTATACCCATAATTTGAGTATGTACTGGACCAGTCGCTGGAAGTAATTCTTTGTAAGCGTGTGCTTGAAACTGTGTTACCGCTTCAGCTAATACAGGGTGTGTTGCACCACTTGCATTTGAAAACGGTTGTGATCTTGTTTGATATTTAAATCCTAATAAATCTAGACCTTTTGTATAGCCATCTTCCCAATCTTTTCTAGATGCCTTATACTGTGTATAATTTTCATATAGCTCAGATCCTAGGCTACCTAAAACATCATCTGGTAAAAGGTCTGCTAAGTTATCAAAATGTTCATTTGTACCTGGCTGGTTTACAGCCTCTGGGTCGAAAGTAATTGTAGCACCACCATCTTCATCTTGTTCAACTTGGATATCTTCTGGTCCAACTTGTTCTTCGATGTTTGCTTGAGATGCTTCTACAAGCTCTTCTTCACTAGGTAACTTTATTTCCTGCTCTACGTTTGGTAAAGCTTTGTCTATTTCTGACATTATTTTTCTCCGAGTTCGATACCACTATAGTCTTTTTCCCAGGAACATTCAACCCTTGTGGGTGAGGTCCTCTCTCTGGTGGTATCGTAGTTGTTAGTTTTTTAGTCATCTAATAATCCTAATCCTTGTATTGCTGCAGAGGCTGCAAATCCACCTATACCTGCTCTAGACAATAATCTTAATGCTGGTCTGCTTAAACCTAATCTAGCAACCTTTCTAAATGCTGATGGCAGCCCTCTTGTAAGTTTTGGTGTTTGATCTGCAAATGCAGGATATAAATAGTTTAGTGGATCTGTTGCAATATCCATTGGTGAATCTCCTTCAGCTATTTGACTTGTAATATCTCCAGCTGCAAGAGGGGCTAGTAATGCAGGAGATGCTGCAACTCCTAATCCTCTACCTAGAACTCTTAAACCTGTTTTTACAACGCCTTTTGGTTTTCTTTCAATACCAAGTGCTCTTGACTTACTTGCTTTGATTGTTGATGGCGCAACTAGTGCCGTTGATCCTGCAACAGACGCACCTAATGCAGGTAGTTGATAATCTAAAATTGCAGGTCTTTCTATATCAATTGATACAGGTTGTGTTGCCATATCAACCAACATATTTTTCTGTTGATCTTCGTTTGATAAATAAGTTGTTGGATCATCATTTCTAAATAATTTAACAAGTCCTACTGCTGTTCCTACAGCTGCACCTGCACCAAATGTTTTTACACCCGGTGATTTTGCAAAATTTAAAACTTTTTGAAATAGTCCCTCTGGATTATTTTTTACAGCATTATCAAAAGATGTTAAACACGCTTTTACTGAACCACCATTTGCTTTTCCAAAAATAGAACAAATATTGTTAGTATTGTTTTCAAATTCTTGTCTTACATTTTTTAATATTCCTCTTGGAAGATTAACCCCTCTTGCTTTGGTTTCTCTCAACATTTCATCTAAAGGTAGACGTTCTCCAAAATCTCTAGTTCTTGTAACCATGGAAGGTTGAGACGCTATGCCAGCAGGTATAGAATCTTTATAAAGTTGAAAAGCTTTTTTCTTTTCAGATAAAGTTTTAGAATTATTCCAAGTTTGTTCAAAATTGTTTCTTACTTGTGATTCTTTTAAATTTACATCTGCATTTGAAAGATGAACATTAAACGGGTCATTATATCTTCCAGCTACATGCTGAACTTCAAAAAAATTACGTTTATCTCCTGCGTTCCAATTCTCAATTAATTTAGAATTAATTTCATTTCTAAGACCCGGTGTTTTATTTATAAAAATTTTTTGTTCGTAAGGTTTAATTACATCTTTATAATTAAATCCTGTATTTTTAAGATTGATATATTTTTCTAGATTTTTAAAAGTAATTGTTTTACCTGTTTCTTTATCTATAATTTTAGCGTTTAAAAATTCATTAAGACTAATATACTTGCTATATTTTTTATCTAATTTTAATCTATTGTCTACTTTTTGATTTTGAGCTGTAACAAATAAATCTCTCCATAACGCTTCTTTAGCTGTTTTAACTGGAGGTGGTATTCCTTTTTCTAAATAACGTTTTTGATTAAACGCGTATTGAGAAGCTTCAACTTTTTCAGGATTAGCTTTAGCCCAATCTCTTTTAGCTTTAGCTATTTTTTCTGCATACTCTGGATCAGTTCTTCTTCTTTCTGTTTTAATTATATTAGCTCTTTTGTTTCTTACTTTATTTTTTATTTCTTTTTTAGTTAATCCTTTAATATTAATTCCAAGTGTTTTAGCTTCTTGTTTAAAAGATTTTAAAGTTTTGGTTGCCCCATATTCAAGAGGAGCTTTACTTTTTATATTATTATCAAGTCTTTTTTTTCTAACACTTTTGCTATTAAACTCGGTTCCTTGATTTGTTCTATAACCTATATCATTTAGGTATTCAGCGAAATCTACATCTGTTACTTCGCCTGGAAAATTTTTATATAATTTAATAAATTCAGATGCTGAAAGTTTCATTACACCTCCAGGATGCCGGCAAGACCACCGTTTCTAAATCCAGTGCCAATCTCAATACCTAACTTCATTTGTATTTCTTTAATTGTATCTGGAAACTCTTCAGGATTTTTTAATGCTTGGTTTAATACTTTAAAATATTCTGTCTTTTCTTTTCCTTGTAAACTTGGATCGACAGCAAGTTCTTTAAACATTCTCGTAATATCTTTACCTGTAATTCCATATTGTTCTACGGCTGCAAAACCTTGTCCAGCTCCTTTTTCTAAAGCTTGTTTTCTTTTATACAAACCTAAAGCTTTACCAACAAGTTTACCTCTAAAGAAACCCGGTCTTGCTAAACCACCTTTTGCAAATTCAAAATCTTCTGGATCAACCATGTCAGGATCAAAGTTTCTATCTGTTATGTTTCTTCCTTTTGCATCTTTAACTGCAACTAATCTTTCTGCAAATTTTTGTATATCATCTGCACTGTCTAATTGTGCAACAGATGATGCAACCTTTGGTCCAAAATATTTTTGTACTAATAACAATGGATCACCCATGCCACCGCCACCACCTTCAGTCATAAATCTAAAATCATCTGCTTCCATAATTGATGATAAAGTTGGACCATCCGGGAAACTTGGATCTTCTAAATCTTTTACTCTATTTAAAAACTCTCTAGCATTTGCTCTTGCAACTGGTTGAGCATTTGCTGATACACCTGCGTTTAAATAAATTTTATTTACAATATCATCTATAATTAAATTAGTGCCTTTAACATTTTTAATTGCCTCTAAACCTGCACCTGAGAATGGCGCTGCGATATCATCTGGTCCACCACGTGAACCTGATGGTGGTAGATCATCAAAATTAAAACCTGTTTTTAACATCTGTTTTATTTGGTCATCAGACGCTGTAGGAAAATTACTTCTTAATTCTATTTCTGCGTCAGACATTGAGTCTGCTAACTTTTTACCCTTTTCTTCTAATCTTAGACTTGCAGCTATTTCAGAGTTTGGATCTATGTCATCAAGCTCTCTAGCTCTTTTTAAATTTTCTAAAACTTCATCGCTAGGTGCAAACCCTGTTGCTGCAAAATTTTCTGAAGTAATTGGATCACCAGCTTTATACTTTGTTGGATCTCCTCCTTGTCTCAAAGACATTAAACCAGCCTTATCTAAGTCTCTAGTTCCTGTCGCAAGATCTGTTACGTTCGCTGGCGCTGCTGGTGGAAAGTAAACACTATCCATCGTCTGCATGTTTCTTAATAACTGATTCGCTTGTATATCGTTCAGTTTACCGGAGACCGCATATCCTACTGAGCTTGTTAATTCTTCTACTGCTTTTGATTGTGGTAGCACGGCTAATGCATCAGCGTTGATGTCCATGTCCAACATCAACTCTGGAGACTTACCTTTACCTAAAAAATTTACATTTGTTTTTGTGCCAAGGACATCATTGGTGTTACCACCTAATTTTTTAAATAGTCCAAGTATTGCATCAATGGTTTGTTTCCTAGCCATAATATTCTAACCTACTTCTATCTGGTAACGGTTCGTCCTCGTATGAGTCTTTGTTACGAACTAAGCCACCTTGTTTAATACGCATAATCGCCTGTGTTGTGGAGTCGACATAGTCATCATGATCTCCAAACGGAAATGATGCGCACTCTTCCACAACTTCCTGAGCAAAGTGTTCATGCATAGGAGCATGGACCACACCCATCTCAAAGAGCGGTGATACAGAGTTTACTCTAGCATGTTTATCATTTCCTCGGCTCGGCGTAAAGTTAATTACTGGGATACCCATATCCCTTAATTCTGCCGTCAAAGGTATACCAGAGGCCTTGGCCTCAACGATCACCATGTCAGGACGCCAGTATAAATACTCTTCATGAGCAACTTTTCTAAGCTCTGGAAACTCGTATCGATCTTTAAAAGCACTTAATAATATAATGTTTTGCCTACCGTCGTCATCTTTGAAAACTCCCCATGTCGTTATCGCACTGTAGTCGGCAGATTCTTTTTTAAGAAAAGCTGTATCGTAAGACTGTATGATAAAATCACAACTAGGTGGATTTTTATATTCCCAGTTTTGCCACCACTCACGTTTTAATATTGCACCTTCTTCAGCTGTTGGCTGTTGCATATACTGGGCGTTCCAGTTGTTAACTGGAATAGATGCTTTGGTTTTAATTAATTCATCCTTGGTCCAAAATTCTGGCCACACGGGATTTCCATCAGGAAGTATAGCTGGCAGCTCTACAACTTCCCACTGGTCAGAGTTCTCTTCTCCCTGAGCCCTGAGTAATTGTCCAGTTAGGTCCTTGGTACTCCAACGTGTCATAACAACTACGATTCTACCGTTTGGTTGCAAACGCTGACGTGGACCTGATGTATACCAGTTCCAGGCTTTCTCGAATGACTTACTATCTTTTTTAATATCTTGTTCTTTGTGTGGATCGTCGATGATTAGAAGATCAGCACCACGACCTGTTATTGCTCCACCAACACCGGCAGCAAAATACTCCCCACCTTGTTCCGTTTTCCATTTACCAGCGGCCTGAGAGTCCTCCATCAGACGTGTATCGAATAGTTGTCTATAGTTTTCGCCGTCTATAAGATTCTTAGTCTTACGACCGAAGTCTACTGCAAGATCAGCCGTGTGTGTTGCTTGAATGATCTTTAACCGGGGATCGAGGCCAACCATCCATGCCGGGAGTAAGTATGAGGCAAACTCCGACTTTGTGTGTCTTGGCGGCATGTTGATGATCAGACGTTTAATTTTCCCGCTAGCGAGATCATTAAATTTTTTATTAATTTTTTTGTGGTGTCCACCTTCAATAAACTCAGGCCAAACGTATTTAACAAAGCTCAAAAAGTTATCTTTAATTACTGGCTTGGTTTTATCTAATTCTACACTCTTTTCTAGCTCCAGAAGTCGTGCTTCTTCTTCCGGGGTCAA